AGATACATGGCACAAGAACTTGATCTAGGTTATGATTTATTTGATGCTATAATGAACGCAAGGGAAATACAAGCAGAAAATCTTGCTATGTTTTTAGTAGACATTGCTAACGAAAAAAATCTTCCTATTTACATACATGGTAAAGCTTATAAACCAGGAGTTCCTTATACAGACGGCAGTTATAGTTTATTAGTCGGACACTATTGCGAATATCATGGGTTTGCACCAGAATATGTAGACCCAAATACAGGGGATATTTTATATCCTAACGAACCGTGTGTAATGTTAATGGCACACAGTGCTAGTACTACTTACGAATATACGGGTAAGACTAGTAAAGACGAATTATATTGTTCTATACCTGCAGGCAGTGTAGTTGTTGATCCTTGGAGGAAGTTTGAATCAAAAGTGAATACTGTGATTCATTATGGAAATACTAGGAATCAGTTCCTTTAATTTTTAAAATATTACTGCTGGATTCGGTGATATCTTGTTTAAGCTTTTCTATATCTAATTTAAAACCAATCTTGCCAATATCATCGCGATACTCTTCTATGGTTTCCATGATTTTTGCCGCTATCGTATCAGGGTCGTCTAGATCTTGCATTTGCTCCTTTATATCAATTTCCCATATACTTCCGTCATCAAATTCTATGTGGATATACTCCACATATGCAACAGGCATGGTATTGATATAAAGGTCTTCAAATGCTTCAGGCCATTCTTCGACAAACTGCTTAGAAGGCCTAAATAATTTCTTAGGCACTTTCTGAAGCTTTTGTCTTTGTAGATTTTTTAGCAGTAGGATCTAATTCCTCAGCTTCTCTACGCAGTCTTGCAGCTTCCTTATACATTGCATCAGCTTGGCTGCGATATGACTTAGCCAGATCCTTGTCCGAGAGTGCTCCATCGTTCGGGGCTTGAATTGGTTCATCTGACGGCAAAGTTTCTGTAGCAGGAGTTGTGTTCTGTGTCTGCTGTATATCTGGCGATGTATTAGGAGCACCTTTTACAAACGTATAAAGATCGTCAATTGTGCAATTTTTTTGCTGGGCAATAAACTGGTTTAGTTCGGACAATACTACCTCTGTGCTCGGCGTAGGTGTCATAAGCACTAAATCAGTAGGAACTCTCTGCAATCTATTATCCGCCTGCATTGCTGTTAACATGGGTCTTCCGTCAGGGAAGCTACGCATAAACATTACTTCGCCAAACTCAAATGCTTCTTGAGATTGATCTTCTTCTACGGTTTGCATAATACTGTCATGATATTGATCAGGTAATTGTGCCACTGGTAACACTAATGCATGATCACTTTCGCCTGGCAGAGTACGAAAAACCACCAAGACTTTTGCTCCGGTATTTTTCATTTTTCCAATATGCTTTAGGTTTTTCATTATTCTTCCTTATTGCTTACTGCTTCCAAGAATGTATTTAGTTTGTTAAATGCTTTTCCAACAGCTTCCATTTCGTTAGCCTTAAATGCACCTCTTTGACTAGCCACTTCGATAATATTTTTTAAGGCAGCTAAATCGCTAATATTTAAATCAGGGCCCTGAGGAGCCTCTGCTTCTTGCTGTGGTGCGTCGTTTACTTCAGCATTTTCTACTTGTGTTTCTTCAGTCATTAAGTTCTCCTTGTGTATGGACATGCTAACATAAAATATGTTAATTCTTTTTCTTCTTCAAAAGCTACTATAGAAGTGCTTCGAAGCTTATCGTCTTTATCTATGCGAGGGATTTGCGTAATACAGAATCTACCTTTAAGTTTTGTATTAATCCAGTCCTCAATTTTAACAACATTAAAATTGTCTACTGCTATTGATTTAAAATGCACTGGTAGAAAATTTAATTGTCTTTTCTTTAATACATCAATAACATTTAATTCTATGCTTTCGAAATTATTTATGGTCATTTTAAATATACTACTTTAATTGTGATCTATCCGCTTTGCCATAGCCTTTGTGTAGCCTAATTTTTTTACATCACCTGCAAACAGGTACAGTTCAAATGCTGCTTTTTCTTTTAGTACAGTAATATTTTTTTTAGTTAAATGAAATGGCGAATTAATAAAATTATCAAGCCATACTAGTATCTGTGGTGATATAGATAATCCTTTTGGTAGGTCTATAGTATAAGTTTTTATCTCTGCTTTTTGTGAAATATATTTAAAACCGTATTCTGTTAATCTTAAACCGCCACTTGTTTTACTGCGAACATTCCACCAAAAATGAATCCTATTGTATTTAATTTTGTGATCTGTTAACTCGTCTCCTGCAGCCTGCATAAAAACTCGGGTCAGTCGATCCTTTTCGTCCATTACTTAGTTTTCTACTTCGCCGCTGGTTAATTTATAAACTTCAAAGTCTGTGGTTTTAAATAATCTATTAAGTTTTTTAGCAAGATTGTGAGCATGACCAGGATTGCTAAAACTTACTTTTTTGTATTTAGGTCCAGGGTAACTAGATAGTAGACTACCACTCTTTAGGTTAAAAGGCTTACCTTGATAGAAAACTGCCCAAATAGCTTCACTGGCTAGTATTTGTTCTATCTTATAAGTTTCTTTGTTAGCGTGTTCTAAAATCACGTCCGGTTTTGGCCTACTCATCTGCGTATCCTAGTTATATACGCATATATTTATCTATTTAAAAACCGCCACCGTCAAATTTTACATCAATTTCTGTTGTATTCTCTCTAATATCTTTTAGAATTTGATGAATCTCTGCAACAGTATTGCCTAGATTGCTTGTTAAAATTGCTAGTTCCTGCGTAAGTTCTCTAGCTTCCTGGATACTAATTCTTATATCTTTTTGCTGAGATTTTTCTGCCGCAACAATCCTGCGAATAAGTTTTTCTAGTGCAGGCAGATTGTTAGGAATGTTATTTTGCGACATTGCTTAGTGCCTGCTTTAAGTCGTACTCATTTTTAAATGGTCCCTGGTAAGGATATCGCTGAATTGTAATTAGCTTAGGGCAAAATCCTTTAACCCATCCTTTATCAAATTTAACAAGATAATACCCTGCACAGTATAAACTTTTACTGTCTGGACTTTTTGTAAACAAGGGAAGTTTTCTTTTAATATCATACATGCTGTTATATGGTGCAGTTTTGCAAGGATATCCATGCACTTCTAAAGGTTCTGAGTGATCTGCCGGTTTAATAATTTTAGCAATAAAAAATTCTTGTCCAAACTGTTCGGTTATACTCTTTTTATTTTTAAAAATTTTAACACCTGATTCACTGCTCATTACAAACCGATCGTCTTCGTTTTTGCGTAATGTAGCACATTTAACACCGTTCTGTTCTACAATCCAAAACTTGTCTTCAATAATAGGCGTTGCGTGTATCTCTGTCATTTTACTCTCCTGCGACGTATCTTGCATTTAGTGGCTCTGCGTAACTTTGTGCTTGATCGGCAATTTTTTGTAAATCCCAAAGATTGCAGAACTTCATTAAGCGTATGCCTACTTGACTAACATCTTTAGGCTCGCTGGTCTTTTCTTTAATTGTGTTATTAATTATCTCTCTAATATCTGCTGGTTGCTGTGTTAAATCAATTAATTGACGATTTCTTTCATAATCGTCTAACACACGATGTTCTACACCTTCATGATCTACCCAGCGTTGTAACATTAAGTTGTTCCAGTTAAATCCCTTACTGCCTTTATCATCAAACGCTTCTAATAACCCGACCTTATTCTTTGTGCCTTTTTTTCGTACACCCGGATACGCAGAAAATACATTGTCACTTGTGTCACCACGCATGCATTTCTCAAACAGCAACCATTGCGGATCAGGTGCAGACTTTGCTTCTTTGGTCTTTTTATCTATTACTGGATTGCCTTTTGCGTCAAAATACCCTTCGTGTGTAGTTGTGACTTCCTGCACTCCGTTATACTGTTTAACGTTCGGCGCAATCAACTGAGCAAAATCACTGTCAGTTGAAATAATTACATGATCGTCATCTGGATGCTGTTGAATCCACCCTGCAATTAAATCATCCGCTTCAAGTTGTTTATGCTGTAGCACCGTGCAATTCGTTTTTTCAGTAATAAAATCTTTGAATGTGTCAAACGCTTCCCAAAAGACTTTGTCTTCTTCCTGTTCTTTTTCAGTGAGTGCCGCCCGGGCATCTGAACGGTTTCTTTTGTACGGTTTATAATAGTCCTTTCTCCAACTACGACCTTCTAGACAGAAAATAACATGACTGCCGTTAAAGTCCTGCCATGCTTTGCGAACACTGTTTAATGTAATATGAAATGCCATGCCAACTTTAATGTCTGCATCGCCTCGAATTACGTGCCTTGCACGAAAAAATGTATTCGCTGTATCTACTAAAATATATGTCATGAGTTCTCACGCTTGATTGCTTGAATATCTAAACTGCCTGTTGAAATTGCACCACCATAGTCACCGTCGACTACAACATTAGCACACAACTCTCTAAACCAACGATCTACAACTTCCTCGTCTGGATCGTCTTCTAAACCATAACCTTGGTCTTTTAACTGTAAAATAAAATATTTGTTCCAATCCAGTTCAAAAAACCCATTGCGAACATTTTCTTTATTAACATGAGTTTCTACTACGCCTACCCAAGGTTCTTTTTTTCGTGTAGCTCGTTCTTTTTCACTGAGCGTTTTAAGTTCTGCCTGTTCTTCTAGTTCTTTAGCTTTAGCAAGAGTAGCTTCTGCTTCAGCTTTAATCTTGTCAAGCCCAGTTAGTTTTTCTAACCACTTCATTATGTTCCCCACTCATTTTTAAACAATGGCACTTGTAGTCTGTCTGAATATCTAAGCCCATTTTCCATTGCAAGTTCTGCTACACGGCGATTATTTAGTTCGTAGACATCGTCCGTGCCACCTACAGGCATCAAATATACAGGTCCTGTAAAACCTTCCGCACGATATATATCTGTTGCCTCTAATGCTTCTTCCGCATCTTCTTCTGTAGCAATTACAAACTTCAAATATGTATAACCCACTTCTTCGTATTCGCACACAATGTCTGGTCGAATTGCTTCTGCAGGGTCTTCGCCACTACAGCTAAGTTTAGCACTTACTGAAAATGTAATTTCTCTATCATCTCGCTGTGCCGTCCAAGACTTCAAATACCGTTTAAAATCTGCGTGTAACTTTTGAGAACCGTTTGTTTCAAATGTAATCTCTTTGAGCAGTTGCATGCTTTCGTTGTCTAGTAAATCAGGATATGCTCTCTGCCATCCTAACAACGGCTCGCCACCCGTGATTACAAGATGCTCATCTTCCCAGCCATCCCCTGGCAACAATTCACAGATGCGATTAGCAATGCCATCTGTTTCCATCATAGGTGAAAGATGTTTAAATCTCGGATCCCAACTAGCATAACTATCACAGCCTGTCGCCACAATAGGCAACTCTTCGTATGTGCTATACTTGTCAATGTCCTTTGCGATAACGTCGTGTGCTGTGCTTGCTTCGCCTTTAGGCATATTAAAGCCACTACAGGTAAAGTTACACCCGAATGTACGCAAGAAAATACTAGGCACGCCCATATAGCGGCCTTCGCCTTGAATGCTGTAAAACAGCTCTGCAATTTTAATTTTACTCATAGTATGATTTTAACACCTTCCACGCTGAGTTGTCAACATCGTTTGTGATAGTAAACGTGCCGTCGCTGTTATCAGTCCAAGTCAAGTTGTCTCCGATATTCCAACCTAGCTGTTCTAAAATTTCTTGAGATAGCGGAAGAACAAGATCGCCGGTGTCTGGATCCTCTTCTAAAGTTACGGTTTGTCTAACACCCGTCGCCATATATCACATCCCCTATTTCATCTGTTTTTATTTCGTCTTTTTTGTAATTGCCTTTTTCGGGAATAACATGTCTAACTCCGCCTCGTGGATCTTTCATATCACCTGCCCTTCGTGGAATAAGATGAACGTGTGGATACATAACAGTTTGTCCAGCACTTTCATTATAGTTAACACCAACATTGAAACCATCGCAATACCCAGCAAGAACAAGTTCCTGTCCGTGCTTGTATGCTTCTACAAGACATTTTCCGACAAGTTCGAACTCGTCTTCTCGAGGAACAAATAATAAATGTCCTTCTGTAACAGGATATCCGTCATTGTAAACTGTTAAATCTTCTTCCTGCCAAACTACATCAGTCCAAGGGCCCTTCATTGTCCTACATTCTCCCAGGGGTATACAAGCCAAACATCTTCTTCAGCTTTGTTAACTTCGTGTGCGTAATAGTTTACACCGTCAAACTCTGACGATAAATTTTCTGTGATAACAGCAAAGCGAACATTATTACCCCATATTGAATTCCACGCATCTGTTTCATTAGGTAAACAACTGCTCTGCCAATCCTGTTTGATCCAATTAAATGTAGCACCTGTGTCGTTGATATCGTCTACAAT